TAAGTGTATAATCTTGAGGGTTTAAAATCATTCCATGGTCAAGTATGTCATCAATCCATTGACACCCTACTCTCTTAATTTCTTTGAAATCAATGGCGTATCCTATATCTTCCATTTCAGTAAATGCAAATTTTAAATAACATAGATACGTGTGCCCATGGATATTAAAACATTTCATTTTTTCATTCATTACTCTATGCCCAGAGTCGAATGTACATTTTCGGCTTATTATTTGCATCATTTTATAATTTTATTGCTTTCAATTTAGCTATTAATTTTACCCTACCCCCATTTTCCAATATACTTCTTGTTGTTAATCACACATGTGGTCATATATACAAACATAGTGTTCTGATTTTCTGTAAATATAAAAATTTTATTTTAGATAAACTAATTTTATTTTACGGGACAAGCCCCTGTTTCGCAATCTTCTACGTCAAAATCTTCTTCCTCAACTTCGACTGATGTAATAGGTCTTGCTCCTTTTATTAATTTATCATATTGTTTTTTAGTTATTGTTTCATAAGGTGCTTGGTCAAATCCGTGTTCTTGTTCTAATAAAAAACTTAATGTCTTAAAATTCTCATTATAATGAGCAGCTAAATACTTTTTGATATCTTTTAAATCTTCTTTCTTATAATAGACTGTGCAGCTAACGGAATTATCTGACCATTCTGCTTGCATCCTTCTTATCATTTCTAATTGTTCTTTCCAATTACAATTCCCTGCTACAGGAGTTCCCTCCGGCACCATACAAGGAAATTCTACCACCATTGTTGATTTATCAGCCGAACCATCAAATTTTCGTTGAGGTTCTATATGATAGCCGTGAGACTTGCAGACAGATAGTAGATTACTATTTGTAGCAATTCTTACCCTTCTTATATAATAAGGTCCTGCAGGATTTGGATGAATCCCTGGAGTTACTCCTGCTAATAGACTTAGAGTTCCACTTGGTTTTACTGTTGTTAATTTAATAGATACAGGAAAATTATTCTTTGCAGAATATTCTTTATCGTATCCCCTTAGCCACGTATATGCATCTTTCAACCAACTTCTCTGTTCTTCAGTAGCTTGTAATACGCCTGTTACACCGATCCCCATTCTCATATTGGTATTAACAACCCGTTCAGTTTCCTCTAAAGAACATTTTAATGCAAGAGAGTGTTTGTTTACTCTATAAGATAACCCTATCACTTCAATCAATTCTTTATAAGATGATATGTTTGGTAGGAAGATTTCTGCTAGACAGCAAGTTTCGAAATTATGTAGTGATTGTTCTGCGCACGGATTATAAACTACTACATCGTGGTCAGGGTATTTGTATTCGTTTGTTCTACCTATTTTTCGAGATAATTGTAAGTTAATTAATCCATAAGGCTCTCCTTGCTCATATGTATCCCAAAACTCTTGAGGTAGTGATTCGACATTATCACAGGCTACTGAATTGTTACTCATATTCCTCCAATTTGGAATTTTCCCTAAATCCCATCTTTTTGCTTTTAAAAATTCTATATCATCTGAATCCCCAATAGCGAGTTGAGCTGACCTTCTTACATTTCCTGATACAACCACTGCTCCTATTATATTCATAATATCCAAGCAATCAATTGGGCGTATCTTTTGCGATGACCTATCATTTAGTATTTTATGTATTTCAGCTACACCCCAACATAAATCTTCAGGCCCTGATGCTAATCCGCCGAAACCTCTAATAGGAGCTCCTTTTGAACGTACAAGTTGTGTCGAGTAGGAGAACCCTTGTCCTCTATAGAAGTGAGCTTTTAGTACTTTACCTACTAGTTTTATCCACCCTTCACGTGTGTCAGGTACTATATAGTCAGCATCAGCTGTATCTAATCTTTTAATTTTAAGTTTACTTTTTAATTTAGGTAATTGATAGACATGCTCCCTTTGAATGTTATATCCGACTCCTGAGCCTAACATTAACATTTCCATTGCCCAAGTAAAAGGTCTTATAGGCTCATCGACTACTACTCCTGCACAATTCTGTAAAGAAGGTAAGCCTAACTTATCAACTGTTTTTGTCCCTAACTGCCACATAAAGCGACCTGCCACTGACCATTTCAATTGCATTCTTGTGTTAAAATATGTTTCTTTCTCTTTCTCAGTGAATGGTAGACCTAATTGTTTTTCGCAGGCTTGAAGTTCTCTTTGAATTATTTGATAAAATTCCTCTGTGGGAGAATTAGCATCACTTTCATTTAAACGTCTTGCATAAGTTCTCTTCATCGTAATGTATCCTATTCCACCCCAAGGTGTTTTCTGCTTTACATCCATCTTCTTTGAATTTTTAAATTTATATTATCTTTATTTTAGTAGACTTATTAGTTTGTAATATATTGCATTGACGATAAGTATCATGCTTTATTTCACCAGCTATAAATAAAATTCTTTCTTTATTATTTAATAATTGTTCTTTATATTCAGGCCATATCTCTGCCCACATAATACAAGTAATCATTTCGTTATTACAATCCAGCGATATCATGGCAAACGGCCCTTTTTTACTTTTTCTTTCTATCACCTCAGAAATAACTCCACCTATACATTTACGAATACCTCTTGCTTCTTCTGAAAAGAAAATATCTTCAGGTACAAGACTGTCTTGGATATCTATAGATTCATATAACTTTGTGTAATTGAGATAACCTAATCCACATAATTGTTTTTGCTTTAAAGTATAGAAATAACTTTTCCAATTAACATCTTCATTAAATTCCCCCGGTATATCACTCTTTGTCAAGGCGCAGTATTCTTTGATTAAACTAAATCTTTTCTCGGGTTGACTTGAATCTATCTTATAGATTTGGTCGAAAGCGCCGCATAAAATCAAGTTTAAAATTACTCTTTTATTTACAGTTTTCTTCTCAACCCTTGCATAAAAATCTTCTAATGAATCAAATTCCCCGCTGTGTTCCCTTTCTGTTATAATAGACTCAGATGTTTGCTCACTAATAAACTTAACGGATGTTAGAGACCAGTATATATAGTTCTTTTTTGTGTCACTTATATAGCCTGGTTGAGAATAATTTACATCAGGAGGTAATATTTCTATAGGGGATGTCTTGTGTATCTCATTAATCCTTGAAGGTACCTTATCTGCGTCAGCATATTTTAATGAAGTTAACCAAAATTGTAACGGGTAATTTTCTTTAAACCACTGACAGTAATATCCTGTGAATGCGTAAGCTGTAGCGTGAGAGCGGTTGAACGCATAAGATGCAAAACTCTCTAGATTATTCCATAACTTAATTGCCTCTATTTTATTGTACCCTATTTTAATAGCATTAGTAATAAATTGGCCTTGATAATTTTTCAAGTACTCGATGTTTTTCTTACCCATTGCTCTTCTTACATCATCGGCTTCTGCTAAACTAAAACCACCCACGGCCACACAAATACTCATTACCTGTTCTTGATATACTATATTAGAATGTGTCGGTAGTGTAATTTCTTTTGTACCTAAAAGATATTCAGGAAAAGCTTCTCCATTTTTAATCTTGGCATATTTCTTGTGAGCACCAATTTCCATAGGGCCTGGTCTATACAGTGCTACTGTTGCAATTAAATCATCCATATTATCCGGCTTTAATAATTGACAGTATCCTTTTAAACCTGCAGCTCCAAATTGAAACACATCTTCATTTAACCCTTCTCTAAATAATTCATATACAGGTTCTTCATCTAAAGGTATATCTTCAAAGTTAATTTCTTTATTACACTCTTCTTTTACTAAATCAATGATACTTTGGAATTTCTCTAGCTGCCTAATACCTAAAATATCTGCTTTCAGGAATCCTGCCATGTCTATATAGTACCCTTCCCATTCAGTAACCAATACTCCGTCTACTTTTTTAATAGGCATCCAGGTATACACATTCCTCTTCCTTCCGTGTTGGTCTTGCTTTGGTGCAATTACTACTCCTGCGGGGTGTATTGATTGATTTTTAGGCTGACCGTAGCATAATGGTATTGTATTAATCCAATCTGCATTGTCTTGAACAAATTGCTTTAATCTTGGAGTTGTCATTGCCTGTCTGAATATATCTGTAAAAGAGGACTCCGGATTAATCATAGCAGTGAAATAATTCACAATTTGAGGTTGTAATCCTTTTTGTCTACCTAAATCTTTCATCGCAGCTCTCATCTTTAGAGTACCGAATGTTCCTATTGAAGTTACATATTCAGGCTGATATCGTTGTTCTATATATCGCTTAATTTCATCTCTTCTATTTCCCGGGAAATCCATATCAATATCCGGTGCTGAACTTTTCATACGGGACTCATTCAAGAATCTTTCAAATATCAAATCGTATTTAATTGGGTCTACTTTTACTAAGCCTAATAGATATGCAATTAACGACCCAGCGGCTGAACCCCTGCCTACCCCTGACATTATACCTTGAGAATCACACCAATTTACTATATCCCACAATACTAAGAAATAATCAATAAAACCCCCTCTTTGTAATACATCCGCTTCTTTCTCGATTCTTTCCCAATAAACATTTATGTCTTTTACCTTTCCCTTTATTTTCTCCTCAACGGAGGTTGATATTAAGTGCCAAAATAAGTCTTCGTTGGTTTTAAAAGATTCTTTTTCTTTTTCAGTTAATTCATATTGAGGTAAATGAAAGACTCCTGTTTCGATAGTAAAACCACAGACTCTTTTAATCTCTTGTAAACTTAAAAGGCTTTTCTCTACTAACGCTTCTAATCTATCATCTTCTTCTTTGAATAATGGAATGATTTGACAGAAGATATCATCAGTTGATTTGAAATATTGATCTGCTGATTGATTATAAAAATTAGTTTTACCTATTTTATTTAAAGTATGACGTATGTGGCTATCTTCTACGTCTAAATAATAACTGTCACAAATTAACACAGGGTCAATTACATCTAGAAAATTATCCATATAGTTCTTTAAATTCAAGAGATGTTCTTTATCTTTTTCATCTGAAAGATATTTTACAGTATCGAATTGAAAGTACAGGTGTTCAAAGCTGTCTTTCATTTTTTTAATATGCTTTGGATTCAGATGTGTGGTTGTGCAGACAAGATTTTTTGATAGCTCTATTAATTTGTCTAGCTCTATAAATTTTTCCCCATTGTGTACATTAACTTCTGAATTAATTAAGAGCAAGTTTTCCCACCCTCTATCATTTTTTACGTACAGTTTTACGAAAAATTCTTCGTTCAGCTTTGTATCTCTGACTAAAACTTCTTCTCCAATAATGTAATCGATACCCATTTTCTCACAAGCGACTTGGAAAGCTAATGTTCCTGCAAGTGTATTGGTTTCACATAAACCTATTGTATCGATTCCTAAAAATTGTGCTTTTATAATCCAATCCTCATAATCTCTACTTCCATTACACAAATCATATTTTCCGTGCACACCTAAATAAGGGAAGTCGAAATTGTCCGACAACTTAGCTTTTCCGATGTATTTAAAAGGTTTTAGTGTTACCTGTTCGTCATCAATTAAACTATAATACCACTTACCTCCAAATTCAAGGAGATAATTTTCGACAGCGTGTTGGTTGATTAAGTCAATCTCATACTTGTTTAATTGTAATGTAAAGTCGTCATTAAATAGAATTCCGTCTTTACTTTTAATAATAACAAATGATCTTTGGTCAACTTGTATTAGGGAAGAATTTTTCTCTATAAAAGAGAAATCGAGCTTATTCAGCTCACACCAATTTTCGATTTTCATATATACTGATTTTAAAATATTCGAGTCACTTTCTCCATAGATTGTACATATCTCTTACCTTCTATTTCGACTGTTACTTTCTTTTCCTCTATATTATTCTCAACAACGATTCCTTTTTCAGCTTCTTTATCATCAAAAAAAACTTTAACGGGAGATTCTTTATAATAATAATTCCACAAATCCCAGTACTCCTGCCGCCCTTTTGCTTCTTTAGAGGTATAATAAAAATGAGGATAACCTTTTACTCTAAATACCCTTTTACTATACTCTTTTTCAATGTCTTTATGGTCAAAAATACAGGGGAGGGAGTTCTTTTTAGCTATATCTAAAATCTTTCTCTTCTTACCATCAGCCACTCTTCCCCAATATTCTTTCAGGTGGCTCTTTAAATAAATTGTGCTTCTAAGTCGACAGATAATATATTCTTCTTGAAGAATATTAAATAATTCGTGGACGCTTAATTTTCTACTCATCCTATTCATTTTCTAAAAATATAAAAAATTTTATTTTAATTTAATAATATTTACTTTTTTTCTATAAAAATCCATCGGGCTATATTTTTTCTCTAGACTTTTTTGAATTTCCTCTTCATTAATACTCCCCGGGTCTTCATTCTCTGGGGGTAAAATTATATCTACTTTCTCAAATTCTTTTTCAAGCTTGAATGCATGGTTTTGAATTACACCAATAACGTCGCTTTCATAAAATAAAATGATATTCTTTACATTAAACATCTTCATCTTTATGATTTGAAAAAGAGACATTTTTGCCCCAAAAGTACAGCAGCACTTGATTTCGCTTTGCCGGTCTAGCTTTAATAACCTATCTACATTAGCTTTATCCAATAAACCTTCTACTAATACGAGTGTATGTGTCTCCTCTTCAATTTCTTCTATGCCCAACAATAACTTCGCAAAGTCAGATTTTGAGTTCTTATATTTTGGTTTAATGTCTTTATTTATACTTCTCCCTAAATAACCCTTAACTTCACCATCTTCTTCTACTAGAAAGATTATTCTATCTTTATAAGCTTTATCTAACATTGTTGTACCGACTTTGTATTTATCAAAGTCTGTGAAGCCTCTTTCTTCTAGATACTTGTTTGATATGACTCTTCTAAAACCTATTGGTGGATTTATTGTTGGAAGTGTTAGTTCATAGTCTGTTTCATCTTTCTCATTCCTATCTAATTCTATATCTAATTTTTCACCTAATCTAATCACCTCTGCTTCGAGTAGGTCTTCTCTGTCTATTTTCTTTAATAGCTTATAAATATTTCCTGTAACACCACATTGACTTTTTCTAAAACAGCCAAATAAATGATTGTCTTTAGTCGATACACCAAACTCATTACCTCCACAGTATGGGCAAATTCCATAGATGTTGTTCTTATCGTTATCATAATGACCTCCGTCTATTAAAGACTTTAATATATCTAAATCTAACTTCATTTACTTGGTGCTTTTGAATTTTCGTCCCAAAATGATTCTAATGTTCTTTTACTATCATAAAATCTACTATTCCTCATTGATTGAAAGATTCTATAGGTTTGGCCTGATTTGTATTTCCTGAACTTGTCATTAAACAGCCTCATTACTCCAGCTTCATATTCATCCTGTGTTTGATTTAAAGTAACAAAATAGCTAAATGGTTTCAATGCGCCTTTAAATTCACTAATATCACTTCGTGTCATAATATAGTCAGGATTATTCCATTTATCAGGCTTAATGTCATTAGCTTGAGTTGCAGTCGCTGTAGCGAGTTTAAATTCAGTTGCAATATTTGTTATCTTATTGGCAATATCCTCTCTTCTTTTCCTTTCACTATTCTCATTATTAAAATACTTCCCTTTTACTGTAAAAATTTCTAAGTAATCAAATAATGCTAGGTGTATCTTTCCGTGAAGTTTTTCTAACTCAATAATATGGTCTCTGCAGTCATTGAGTGACATACTTTCAAATTGTTCGGATGCGATAACAAATATCTCTCCCTTTCTATTTACAATGTCTGCTCTTACTTTTTCAATCTTTACTTTCTTGCTAACAGGAATACTCCCTAACTCCATTTCTTCCAAATCTATGGATGTCCACGCCGCATCATAAGCATCCATAGCTTCTCTCTCTGTTCCTTCTGCTTGGAAGTGTACTACTCTAAAACCTAATCTAGCCGCGTGTAACCCTAGCCATCTTAACAATGTTGACTTACCAACACCTGACCTTGCTAAAAATAAAGCAGATGTCCCGGCTGAAATACCACCTCTTGTGTAATGGTCAAGTGGATGTATGCCAGTTGGTACTTTACTTGTGTCTATATTAGTAGCACTTTGTTTTCTTTCTGTTTGTCTTTCTTCAAAATGAGCGAATACTTTGGAGTGGAGGTCTTTCTTGAAATTGAACATAAATATCTCCTCACTCTCCCTAGCTAATAATTCAATGGCTTCTTCTGTTTTTTCTTGATTATATAAAGTACCTACTTTTTTATATAGCTCCTTGAATCTCATCTCCTTCAAGAAAGATTCTAATTGATTAACAAGTATTTCTTTTTTGTCAGTAACTCTACATTGTTTTATCTTAACTAATAAAGTTTCAGCATCTTCATCCCCCTTAACTCTTTCACTCAGAACACCTATTGTAGGTACTACTTCATTTAATTCATAGACATGTGTTATATTTTTCCAAATCTTTTTATGTGCGTCTGTTGGTAGAAAATTATCCTTTAAGTGTGCCAATCCTAGCTCAAGGACTGTTTTTCCTGTTATACAGGCTTTGAAAAACTCGACTATAAAATCTTCTGATAGTTGCATCTACTTTTTTCTTTTAAATCTGTGGTAAAATATTTGCGGAAATCTTTCCTCCAATACTTCTTTACACGTTGTCTTTTCTTTACACGATAAACAGGCTACTGACCTTGGATTATATAAAGTAGTATTCTCTATACAATTAACTAATTGTCTACTTGTTCCTATAAATCTTGTTTTTTCAAACTCTTCGTGTCTCAAATTATCACGTCTAATGTAATTTGAGTCTTTGATAACATTTATAGCTTCTCCTCTCGTTACCTTCGCTTTCTTAACTTTAATTGAATTTATACAATAATCAAACTCAGTATCTCTACTGTACCATCTATTAAATGCTTTTGGCCCTATTATATAAGAGATGACAATATTCTTATTATATGCCGAAATATCTAGTTCACTCCAATAAGCGAATTGAAAAATAAAATACGTAACTAAGAAATTGTCTCCGATTGACTCAATCGTGTAATTCTTATCGAGAAGTTTAATAAAGTTCCTTATCTGTTTCTCAGCGCTCTTTGAGGGAATATACTCATATGATTCTTGACTGTAAAGCTTTCGATAAAAAAGCTCGTATAGAATTACTACTTTATTATACATTTCCGATTCCCGATTTATTTGAGCATAAAGATAAACAAATTTTATTTAAAATAAACTTATTTTATACGAATGTTCAAATTATTTTGAAATCTTATAATGCTGACGCTGAACTTGAAACAGAAACAGAAACTGACGCTGAACTTGAAACGCTTTCCGCATCATCCCACATTACATTGATTTGAATATCATCCTCTTTCTCTACAACCACCTCATTATTATAATCTTCACCAAGTTCCTCGCAAGACTTTACCGGATTACCTTCCACATCGAATTTTCTACACAACCATACCCCCAATACAGCTCCTGGATCTAATGAACCGCCATCTATTTGAAGACCGTCGCTTACTATTTGAAATTGCCCTGTCATCGGTTTAGAGTATTGAGACGCTATTTTTTCAAACACGTAATCGTTACATTTGTCTAACGCCGGTAACACTAACGCTACTTCAAACTGGGAGATGATATCTTCGTTCAAATAAAACTTCATTACTATATTATCTACTGTGTTAGGTAATGTATTTTTTAAAGCTAATAACCTATACTGAGTATTAGTTTCAGTATTTAAAGAGATATTTGAAAATATTTCATTCAAAACATCATTGGGTACAATACTTCCGCTTACAAATCCGCCTGTTGATAATCTCGCTACTGTTTGAATACCTCCTGGTTCTACTGAGTTTGTATAATAAAATATCATATTATAATTTTAATAAATGCTAATGCAAAATAAGGTGATCTGTTCTCGTGAGCTTCATCATTCCCAGTTGAACTTGTAGTTGTCGTTATATTATTGTCAGGAGTAGGGCCTCCAGTGACTGAACCACTTCCAGGTTGATTAACAACTCGTAGTGTGTAATTGTGTGTGTGACTTGGAAGCTCTCCTACGCTTAATTGGTGCTTATTTTCACCACCAACATCCCCAACACTATAAGGCGTCGAGTTATCAACTGGATTGGTTGTGTTAGTACCGCCTGCTCCAACTATAAACCGCTCTCTCAAATCAGGTGTGTTGTTTGAACCATCGCATAAAGCCCATCCTAAAGGAATATCGAGAATTGCACCAGACCACATTGAAATTATACCTTTTGGTGTAATTTCATCCATAAAACTTAATATCCAAACACTGCCGTCCCAGATACATTTAATATGTAAGCCTCGCTCAACTGAATTTATGAAATCGATATCTTTTTGAGTGATATCTTTTAGTGTAGAAAATAACTCGTTTACTATTTTTAGCGATTTCGTACCCAAATCCAGAGTTTGATCAAGATGGATTATAAAAGA